GTTTCAGGCTCATCATTCTTTCTATACGGTATCAAATCCAGTTAGTGTAGAATAGATATATGGGTGGACAAGGGAGCGGCAGGTTTGCAGTTTATGAATCCTGCACAATAGTTACGCAAGATAATAGACAGTGCAAGAAACCACACACCGCACAAGGTATGTGTCAGATGCACTACAAGCGGGTCAAGTTATACGGCGACCCATTTGCTAGACCTAAAGGTCATAAAGGTGTCAGACAAACATACAAGGTGGTTCCAGCACCAGGGCATCCTAACTCTGATAGTAAAGGGTACATTGGTGAGCACAGGCTTGTTATGTCAGAGCACTTAGGTAGAGCTTTAGTAGATGGAGAAAATGTGCATCATAAGAATGGTGACAGATATGACAACCGCATAGAGAACCTGGAACTCTGGGTCACAAAACAGCCCAAGGGTCAAAAGGTGGAAGATAAAGTTCAATACGCTTTAGAAATACTAAAACAATATGCACCAGAAAAGTTAGCATAAGGAGCAATAATGGAAAAAGTAATCGTAGATTGCAGCACAGGAGAGCAAACCGTAGTACCGCTAACAGCTGAGGAAATCGCTGAGCTAGAAGCAGCAGCAGCTAAGGCTGAAGCTGACAGACTAGCAGCTGAACAAGAAGCAGCAGCAGTAGCTGCAGCTAAAGAAGCAGCACAGGCTAAACTAGCAGCACTAGGTTTGACTGCCGAAGAAATCGCAGCACTAACTAAGTAAAGGAAACCAATGGCAACTATAAGTAATACACCCAGACCAGGGTATGTATGGGATGCAACAGACAATTGTTGGTATCCGATAGGTACTGGTCCTCACACTCACGCTTATATCCCTGAGTCTATTGTAGATGCCAAGGGCGATTTAATCTCTGCTACTGCAGACAATACTCCTGCTCGCTTAGCAGTAGGCAACAACGGCGAAACACTCGTTGCAGATAGTTCCGCCTCTACTGGTTTGAGATGGCAAGGTTCTACCGCTGCTGGACGCAACTTTTTAATTAACGGAAACTTTGACATTTTCCAACGCGGTTCATTTGCCTCTCAAACAGTAAGCGGCTATTCACTAGACAGATGGAATGCTGGCGTAGGTGGAACGGTGACTATCAGTCAGCAAAGTTCTGGCGCTCCAATTGGTTCTCAGTTTTATATGAGAACTGCTTACAATGGCGGTGGTGGTAATTTTGCTAACCAGCACAATACCCTTGAGTCATCAATGGTGCAAATACTTGTTGGACAAACAGTAACATTTTCAGTTTTAGTTCGTGCAAATGCTTCTTATGTAGCAACTTCTGGACAAGGTCTTCAAATAGCAATTGATAAAAATGCAACTGCAAACACAGCCACTGGCGGCTCGTGGAGTACAGTCGTTTCTACAAATGTTATGGCTGCAAGTATTCCAACTGGCACTGGCTCCTCTAACTGGCTTAAAGTTTCAGTTACTGCTGCAATTCCAAATGATGGAACTGCCAATGGTTTAAGAGTCCGAGTTGGTGAATTAGTTACTGGTCCATCAGGCGCTTACTGGGAAATGGCGCAAGCACAATTAGAAATAGGTTCAGTTGCTACATCATTTACAAGAGCAGGTGGAAACATCGCAGGGGAGTTAGCCGCTTGCCAGAGGTATTATTGGCGTCAAAATGGATTTGGTGGTGCAAATAATGCTTTTGCTTTTACAGGTCTAGCCAGCGCAAGTAATCAGTTTTACGTAACTATATACCCTCCTACTGAATTCAGGGTTAGCCCTACCTCAATAGATTTTTCCAATCTAGGCGTTTATATATTTAGAACAGGTGGCAATCTTGCGGCTACGCCTTCTTTAAATGCAGCTATGCCAAAAGGTGTTGGATTGGTTTTTACTGTATCAGGTGGTTTAACAATAAATGATGGTGGAATAATTAATCAACAATCAGCCGGAACGGCGTTTCTCGGTCTAAGCGCGGAGTTATAAAATGACCAATATAGAAATCCTAGAAGTTGAAAATGCAATAGATGGCTCGACAGAAACCCACGTCATTATTGACCGAGGCAACGGGGAATATACCTCGATGCCTAAAGTGGTCTGGGATGAACTAGAGGCGCAACGCGAGCAAAGCGGAACACTCTAATAGGAGTTAGCCTACAAGAAACGAGGGGACAATGATACAAAAGAATGAAACAGTTGCTGTCGGTTGGTGCGATAACGGCACCACCGACGGTAAGTTTACAGAAGGTTTAATGACAGCGGTCCTTGCAGGGCCTGCTAACGGTATATCAATTCATACCAGTATCCGAGTTCAAGGCAATCAAATTGGCAGACAACGCCAAGTATTGTTTGACCATTGGGCTGATAAGATTAAGACTGACTGGTTATTGTGGGTTGACTCAGACATTGTGCTGAACTTAGAGTCAATGCAGAAGTTATGGAAGACTGCAGATAAGATTAACCGCCCAGTAGTTAGCGGTGTCTACTTCATTAGCAAAGAGAATGAGGGCAGCTTGATGCGCCCATTCCCTGTACTATTTGATGATATATCTGAACATCAGATTAGATATAAACACCCATTACCACAAGATGAAGTAATCAAGATTGACAATGCAGGGTTTGGTTTTGTCTTAATGCACAAGTCAATTGTCCCTAAAATGCGTGAAGCTAATCCTGGTAAGGGTATGTTTATGGAGACTGGTGACGGGGTAGATGACCATTTTATAGGCGAAGATATTATTTTCTTCCGCCGTATGAAAGCAGCTGGTATTCCACTACACGCCCATACGGGTGCAATCGTAAAGCATATGAAGCGATTCAGTCTGGACTATGACTACTATGCAATGTACTGGACTAATGAGCAACTTAAAGAAAAATTAAAAGAACAACAACAAGGCTAGGAGAATAAGTGGCTGGTCGTGATATTACCGAAGGTCGTTCCAGTAGAGCGATTGCGGTTGACGTAGGTCTTGTATCTGACACTAGCGTATGGCAGAACACTGACATTGCTTACGATGTTGCTATCGGAGGTATGCCATTCATCTATGCCATCAACGATGGTAATCCATATGTTAGACAAACAGCTCCTTTCCGCAAAGAACAATTTGATAATCAGACTGAGCCTGGAGAGCAGAGCCTCACAGGCTGGTGGATTAGAAGTCAATCCTCGTTCCATTCAGGGACGGGGATTAATTTCTTTGACCCCACTGGTGGCGAAGCTGCTATTACCTATCGCTACTCTGACAGCAAGGGTGTAGATGTTTGGACTAAGGGACAGGTGACTCTGCTTAAGGATACATATCAAGCCCACGTCACAAGCCAACCAGTCAACGGATACAACCGTTCTTATCAACAACTACGTTCTATCCAATGGAATGGAAACGATGGCGTTCTATTACACGACGGTTATGACGTAGACAAGATTGATTCAACTGGAGCTGAGACCCACTTCATTGATTACAACTCTGGTGCTGACGATAAAGTTTATGCAGTATGTGACGATGGAACTACAGCCTACTGGGTAACCAACGATACGGGTCCTACTGGAAAGCTAGAGGTAAACAAGAAGCCTTTGACTGGTAATGCTAGTACCTCAGCTACAGTTATGTTTACAGCTGCTGGTATTACTGTAACTAACGCTTGTATGGAATATGTCAAAGAGCGTATCGTTATGTGCGTCAACAACTCTATCTATGAGTTCTCATCTAGCGCGTCTGCGCTGCCTACCGCTGTATATACACACGGCGATGCTGACCATATCTTCACAAGCATCACAGCTTCAGGTCCTGCTATCTATGTTGCAGGCTTTGGCGGTATCCAATCTAATATCTACAAGTTTACCCTGACTTCATCAACGGGTGCTATGCCTACCTTGACATCAGCTATCACAGCAGCTGAGATGCCAACTGGTGAAATCATCCACAAGATTTATTACTACCTAGGCTATATGCTAATCGGTACAAACAAGGGTGTCCGTGTAGCTACAGTCAACGACCAAGATGGTTCTATATCCTACGGACCGCTTATCTTCGAAAGCAACCAACCAGTCTATGACTTTGCTGCTCGTGACCATTATGTATGGTGCGCTGCTTCTGTCGGTGATGACCCAGGTCTAGTTCGTATTGACTTAAGTAATGAGATTGAACCACTACGATTTGCTTACGCAAATGATATTTACTACAACACAGCTGATACCTACTACACAACATCAGTGGCATTCTTGGGCGAGACAAACAGACTTGCATTCTGTACTGCAGCTGGAACTCAGACAGCAGTAACTAACAAGGCTCGTACTGGAACTACAGTAACCTTAACCTCTGCTGGTCACGGCCTAACAACGGGCGATATTATTTATGTAATCGGCGTAGACGCTGCACTAGATGGTGGTCCATACACAGTTACTAGTACCACAACTACAACCTTTACATACGAGACCGCAACCTCTGGAACTATTGCATCCACTGCTTGCTCTGGATTTACTGGTAAAGCTGGCTTTTCATATTTAGAAGAAGAGACAGAGCTTGTTGCATCAGGGCAACTAACTACTGGGTACATCAGATACAACACACTAGAACCAAAGAACTTTAAGCGTCTTATTGGTCGAGGTGAATTTACTTACGGCTCTATGACCCTGGAAACTGTAGACAAAAATGGAACAGAGTATGAAGTTATTTCTTACGACGCAACCACTCCGCCAGTTGAGGTAACGACATCCAATCCTCCAACTGCTCAGGAGTACATTGCCTACAAGTTCATTTTATTTAGGGACGGAACCGACAATAGCAAAGGTCCTACATTCAAGGGTTATCAGGCTAAAGCCACTATCGCTACACCAAGGCAGCGAGTAATTAGATTTCCCGTCTATTGCTTTGACGTGGAGACTGACAAGTACAACGTACTAACTGGATACGAAGGACGAGCACAGGAGCGTATTGCTGACCTGGAATCTATCGAAGAAGGTGGAGACGTTGTGACTTGGCAAGACTTAACAACTGGCGAATCACGCCAATGTGTTATCGAACAGATTCAATTCACTCGTATGACGCCACCTGATAGAGGATTTACAGGCTACGGTGGTGTCCTCACTATCACTATAAGGACCGTATAAATGACTCCTGAAGACTGGGCTAAACTAGCCGTTGCACTCATAACCATCTTTAGCGCACACGCTGCGCTGGTTAAGTTCCTAACTAAGCATTACTTATCTGAATTAAAACCCAACGGTGGTTCCAGTCTTAAGGATAAAGTAAACGCACTCGAAGATAAAGTTGATTTACTAACTGACCTAGTCAAGGAAGCATTGAGGAAATGAATGAAACCTGTAGCGAAGGCCGCGAGTCCTGCGGCTATTGCTGTTCTTCGTCAAGCGACAGCGTTGTTTCCGAAACGAAAGAAACTGTCCGACGGATTATTGCCATCACTAGCGCATCAGAAAGCCAGTCCGAATTCGGACCACAACACGGGTCTTGCTGTTGACTTGACACACGACCCCGAGAATGGGGTTGATTGTGCCCAGATATTCGAAAAGCTTAAGGAAGATGAGCGGGTTTCCTACCTTATCTTCAATAAAAAAATTTGGTCGCGCCAGTATGCTAAGCGTGGCAATCGTCCTTACACTGGTAGCAACCCTCATACTAAGCATCTTCATATTTCTATTAACCCTGATTCCGCTAATGACACTAGTCCTTGGTTCTGGTGGATGAATCAACCTAAGATTGTGAACCAGGTAAGGGCTAAACTACAGCCTCAACCTAAGAAGAAAGTAGTAGTGGACATACCCGTATGTACCTGCTGCAAGGTTCACAATACTAAACGAAAGGCAATCTAAATGGAAACACTAAAGCAAGTATCGCTGACCTGGTTCCGTGCTGCAGCCTCTGCTGCAATCGCACTCTACCTCGCAGGCGAGACCGACCTTAAGACTCTCGGTATGGCAGCCCTCGCAGGGTTCCTCGGACCAGTACTTAAGTGGCTCGACCCATCCGCTAAGGAGTTCGGCAAAGGCGCAGAGTAGCCTGTTAAACGCCGTATAAGGCGATTTAAGACCATAAGACCCCCGACCTAAGGTAACTACCTTGGGAAGGGGGTTCTTTTTTTATACCTTCACAATCCAAAGCTGCCATCCCTTGTGAATAATGGCTAAGTCATCTTTGTGTCTATCAAGAAACGAATTGATTCCTGGCATAGGACGGAAGGCATCACCCTTACCATCACTCCATTCGTAATCATCAAAGCCAATAACCCCACCTGACTTAAGACATAACCAGGATAACTCAGCATCAAGTAGTACGCCTACTGCTGTGTGGTCAGCATCAATATAAATAAAATCATAATGTTCAACAGGTGCATTCTTTAGCCACTCGATAGTTGTACCCTTGAACTTAGTTAGGTTCTTGTAGCTTTTAGTCTTGTAGTCATAAGCTAACTCAACATCAGTAAAGTCCATCTCGTGATGAGCTTGCTCATCTGAACCTTGCCAGGTATCTACATCAGTCAGGTGTGACGAAGGATTAGTTAATATATTATCGAGTAGCCATACTGAAGTATCGCCAGTGAATGCTCCTAATTGCAGAAACTGTAGGTCGGGAAGACCTTTCAATGGCTTTAGTATTGTTTCAAAGTTCGCTTTGGCAGGAGTAGATTCGAACCAATTAGGGAACTCGACACGCCGAGTCTCTTTCAATTTGACACCTTTCAAAACACTTGACTATAATTGATATATATAATATCATATATAATATATAGGGGCGAAGCCCCTTATATAATTAATATATAATATATATATTATATATATAACTGAATATTGCATAGCCCCGATATGTTGAGTACCCTCCTGTCCTCCATAAAAGGGCTATGCAAATCTAACTGACAGGAGAAAGCAATGATTCAATTACAGGGCTACAACTTACCAGCCCATATATCTTATTCAGCATTCACTACTTACCTGACTTGTGGTTATCAGTATTACCTAGGTCGACTACTGCAGGTACCTGAAGAGCCAAGTATTTGGTCAGCAGGTGGCAGAGCATTCCACTCAGCAACTGAAGAATGGGACTTAGCAAATGACTAATCCACTATGGGCAGAAGCTTGGGCTAAAGAAACCAAGGACCTTGACTTTACTAAAGCCCGCGTTGCGGGCAGAGCTACCAAAGCTAATCCGAATAAGGAAGATGCTACTTGGTGGAATGAGATGGGTCCACAATGGGTGGACAACTACATCGCTTGGCGCAAAGCCAATACCGATTGGAAACTATGGCGCACTCCTCAGGGTGCTAAGGCCATAGAACTAGAACTCAATCCCATAATTGCAGACGTGCCTGTGAAGATGGTGATTGACCGTGTCTTCGAAGTCAATGGTGAACTTGTCATTGTTGACCTTAAGACATCAGCACGACGTCCAACATCTGACCTACAGCTTGGCTTCTACAAAGTCGGCATTGAGATGATGCTTGGAGTAACCGTCAATCAAGGAAACTACTGGATGTCCAGAGAATCTGGGACAGGAGAGATGATTGACCTGAGTAGATATACCCTAGATATGCTTGAGTATCTAGTGTCAGGCTTTGATAAGGCAAGGCAGGCTGGTATATTTCTACCTAACCTATCCAGTTGCAGTTACTGTGGACTCACAGAACACTGCCAATTTACGAAAGAGAAATAATGAACAACGACGATTGGAAGATTCAAGTCTCCATTAAATCATCTGCATCAAAGGATGCTGATATGATTAACATCCGCGCTAACACCGCTGATGAACTAAGCGTTCTACTAGAGGGCGTATCTGATTACTCAACTCAAATCGCAGCTACTGCGAAGATGGTTCAGGCAGCGTACAACACACTCCCTTTAGCGACGCCCGCTTCAACTCCCGCCACAACGCCACCAGTCTCCTCAATTCCAGACCAGGCAAAGGCTCAGTCCCCTACCTGTATTCACGGACCGCGAGTGTTCCGAAGTGGCGTAAGTAAAAAGAATGGACAACCATACGCGTTCTGGTCTTGCCCTCAACCACAGGGTGCTGACCAGTGCAAGCCCGTTAACTAACACTATCGGGGACAATGGAACCACTCACTATTCGGGGAAGGTAGTGGGTGGTTCTACCTTAAGACAGGAGAACAATGAAAACTTTAGTAAGGTCAGTCGGTAGAACCGACATCGGCGGAGAACCGTTGCCCGCTGTATTCAAAGCATTTGAATCTAATAAGATTATATTTCGTAGAGCTGAAGTCTCTATGATGGCAGGAACTCCAGGCGTAGGTAAGTCAACTCTTGCGCTCGCATTAGCACTTAAGATGAAAGTTCCTACGCTGTATATCTCAGCTGATACCAACGCACACACAATGGCTATGCGCCTTGCGTCAATGATTAGTGGTAAGAATCAGACTGATGTTGAGTATCTATTACAGAATGATATTGGCTGGACTAAGGCGACCCTTGCAAAGGGAAGCCATATCGTCTGGTCATTTGAATCTAGCCCTAGCCTTGCAGATATTGACGAAGAGGTACAGGCATTCGAAGAACTATGGGGATGTCCACCTGTGGCTATCTTCGTAGACAATCTAATGGACATTGCTACTGATGGGGGCGAGGAGTTCGCTTCAATGAGAGCGATTATGAAGGAGTTGAAGTACCTTGCTCGAGCGACTAATACTGCGATTATCGTATTACATCATACATCGGAAGCTGTGGAAGGCAAACCTTGCCAACCAAGGTCGGCACTCCAAGGAAAGGTGGCTCAACTCCCTGCGCTTATCTGTACTCTCGGAGTCGTCGGAACTGCTATGGCAGTTGCGCCAGTCAAAAACAGGTATGGTCGAGCGGATGCTAACGCGAATCTCAACGCGTGGCTAGCATTCAATCCTGAGTTTATGTATATAGAAGACATCCCCGAAAACGCATAGGAGAAATAATGGACGACGATTACCTAGAGATTCACGCCAAAGAGATGGCGCAATCTGAATATCTCCAGCACGTTGCTAAGGTTATTAAGAAGATTGAAGATGCCAAGACACCAGTCAAAGATGAGTGGACAGAAGGATTTAATACTGGTCTAGACTGGGCTATTAGAATATTGGAGAAGGATAAAAGTGCTTACTAAATCTACACAAAAAGTTTTCTTAGGCAGAATGTTTTCAATAGGTTTTGCTTTGGACAGATTTGCTATTGGCTTTACAATTACTAAATACAATATCGACCTTGACTTAGGCTTTGTTTGGTTGGCGGTTGATTTCTAAATGGCTAATCCCAATGGTCGCAAAGGTTCTAAGTGGGAGACTGACCTACTAAAGTTCTTCAGAGGTATTGGACTTTGGATAGAGAGACTCACTAAAGCTGGGGCCAATGACGAAGGTGACCTTGTCACTATCGTTGGTGGTAAGACCTACATCTTCGAACTTAAGAATGTAAAGAAGATGGACTTGCCTAAGTTTTGGGAAGAGGCTAAGGTCGAAGCTAAGAACTATGCTAAGGCTAGAAACCTAGAGGTTGTACCTCCAGCATTTGTTATAGTTAAGAGACGCAATCATAGTATTGAAAAGGCTTGGGTCATACAAGACCTAGACCAGTGGATTCAGGAGAGAGTTGGACAGTGAGTGACTTACCTAGTATCAAGGCAGTTCTTGAACACTATGGTGCTGCACTCAGACAGACTCACGGACAGGTCAACTTGCGTTGTCCCTTTCACGGAGACACGCATCAAAGTGGAACTGCTAACCTTGACAAGAATATCTTTATTTGTTTTGCCTGTGGCATACAGGGAAATAGCTTACAAATCATAGCGAGACAGGAGAATGTGAATATCAATGAAGCAAAGCGTATTGCAGAAGGAATTACTGGGACGAGCGACGGAGAAATACAGCGCAAATATTCATCTGGCGGAAGACTACCTAAGAAGCAGGGGTATTCCAATAGAGACAGCACGGCTGGCGCGATTAGGCGTAGTCGTCGAGGCTGAGGTAGGGCACGAGGCTTATCAAGGAAGGTTGAGTATCCCTTATCTTACTAAGACTGGCGTTGTGGATTTACGGTTCCGTTCGCTCAATCCTGCGGTGGAGCCTAAGTATATGGGACTCACTGGGGCTGATACTAAAATGTATAATGTTCTTGATATTGAGCGGGCTGGCGATTACATTGGTGTTTGTGAAGGTGAGTTGGATACTCTTACTATGTCTGCCTGTGTCGGTATTCCTTGTGTTGGTGTTCCAGGCGCGAACAGTTGGAAGAAACATTACACGAGACTCCTTGCCGATTTCGAAAGAGTATTTGTCTTCGCTGATGGCGACCAGCCAGGAAAAGAATTTGCCTCTAGTCTTGCCCGCGAACTACCAGTTACTGTCGTTGGATTCCCCGACGGAGAAGACGTTAACTCGTTCTATATTAGTCACGGGGCGGAAGCAATCAGGGCGAAGATTCTATAATGGATGACGAAGAACTATACTGCGACGACTGTGGCATACAGTTTGAGAATGCCTTTGAGATGGTCGACCACCACCTTGGTGATGATGAGTTCGACCCTGCAATAGTCCTGCCCAATGGGATTAGATTGATGGTTGGTAGCTTACTGAGATTTCTTTTCGAACACGCCGACTTACCAGAACAAATCAGACAAATAACTCAATCTACATATGTTACACTTTATGCTGCCGAGACTGATAGTGAGGCGTTGGACGAACTAATCGAGGAAGTTGTGGTAGGTTCCGAGATGTTGAAGTTTGATTCAAGTCTTAAGAAACTATTAGAGGAGAGCAACAAAGATGACACTGACAAAGGCGGAGCGTGAAGAAGTATGGCAGATTACAGACCATCTAGAGAGGATGGGGTACGCGATTACCTCTCTCACATCTCAGAACGGAATGCTGACCGTCACCCTATCTATTCCTCTGCTTTCTTCAAGGACGTAGAGAAAACATTTAATGAACTCCAAGAACTGCTTATCAAAAAGCATATTGATTACGGTCCGAAGAACATATCTCAATCACCAGGTGGTCCTATTAATGGACTTCGAGTGCGTATGCACGATAAGCTGGCGAGGATTAATAACCTCGTCGACAAAGGCGTATCGAACCCACAATACGAATCGCTTGAAGACTCCTTTAAGGATATGGCAAACTACGCAATCATAGGTTTGTTAGTCTTAAGACAACAATGGGATAGTGAAAAATGACACAGGAAGAATTGCTACAGAAACTAGCAGACATTGCGCACAACAAAGACGCACACGAGGCGCGTAATGATTACCTAATTGCTCTTCGTGCAGTAGTGGAATTACATCAGCCTATTTACACATTTGTTGCTGATAGCGATAAAAGCGTACCCCTCTGTATTCAATGCAGAGATGGAGATTTTATAGCAGATTATCCTTGTAATACTATTCAGGCTATTGAGAAGGCTTTTTCGTGAGAGAGCCTGAATTATTTGCTTGGTTAAAGGATAACTTTTATCCTGACTTAAATAAATCAGAGTCAGAGTTCGACGGCTTTGACTGTCAGTCTGATGAGCACAAGCTCTTCATAGAACTGAAGTCCCGTAAGACTCACTACGACGAGTTACTTATCGAGAAGTATAAGTTTGATTTCCTTGTCACCGAAGCAGGGAAACTATCCTATACACCTTGCTATGTAAACTACACCCCGCAAGGGGTTTATTTTTTTGACCTTGATTCTATACTTAAGAATGAATTAGATATGAAGTGGCAAGACAAGTGGCTGCCTACCACCACAGAGTTTGCCAACACCAACAACCGAGTCAAGAAGATTGGCTTGCTCAACGTACAATGGGGAACGAAGATACTATGAACTGGGAACGCATTGCTAAGTGGGACTATGTAGTCGATAGTGTGGCACTTGAATACTCCCGCAAGTTTGAGATGGTAGAGCTTGATGACTTAAGACAAAGTCTTTACCAATGGTTTGTTGAGCACCCCAATAAGTTGGATGAGTGGGAAGCAATCGGTGAGAAGGATGCTAAGAATTTAATCTATCGTAGCCTACGCAATCAAGCTTTAGATTACTGCCAGAAGTGGAAAGCTAAGACCATTGGCTATGATGTTGCTGACCTTTACTACTACACATCAGAAGTGATTGAAGCTTTGCTTCCTGCTGTCTTAAGAAGTGAATACAATACAGCTCATAAGTTAAACGTTGGTAGAGTTGGTCGCCCGTCGGCTCCAGCAGAGGGCGGTAACCTTGTTGCTATGATGATTGAGATTGATTATGTTTACTGGAAGCTTGGCAAAGATGACAGGAAGATTCTGTTTATGCGTCACGCTGAAGCCTTAGACTTCAAAGAGATAGCTAACTACTTAAGTCTTGGGTCAGAGGATGCTGCTCGTATGAGACACAAGAGAGCAGTTAATAGAATGATTAGAAAGCTTGGTGGCTTCAAGCCTTACGCTGACTATGATTCAGATGGCAAGCAAGAGGACGCCGTAGACGGTGACGAAGATACCAATATAAGTGACGAGATAGCTTAGTGGCACAACAACTGGCGCAATCTTAATTAGAAAGTTCTTCATCTGTTATCCGTTTTGTAGAACCCTGAACCCTTGAACTGAATTCCTGGGGCAGACCACACTCGGCTCATATTCTTGTCGCATACTGGGCAAGCAGGGCCGATAATGTAGTGCTCTTTTGTTTCCATATAAGACTCATCATCATTGCATCTGTATTCATATGTTGGCACTAGATTAATTCCTTTTCTATAGCTTGAATAGTTGGACAAGGATAGCGGTAAGTCATAGCTTTGTCATCAACTCTTATTAACTTGACACATTCAGGGCAACCTGGTTCTCCATTTGATGTAGGTTCAGGCTTATGCAATTCTAATACTGCACGAAGAGCTCTTGCTCCAGCAAGCCAAGTGTCATAATCTGACATACGCAATTCGCTATCAATCTCTGCCAGCAACTCTTCGTAGGTCATTAGTCTTTCCAGTCTATCTCTGTCGGGGCGGTAGCAACAGCACCGCACTCTTTACATTCTTGTCTTAAGTCATACCATCCAACTGTGCGGGTCTCTTCATCCCACATCACAGTCAGTATCCACATCTTGCAACCGCAGATGCAGACAGTCGTCGGAGTTCCAGTTAAGTCTATCATCAGTAGTGATTGTGTCTTAAGTGAAACTTCATAGCTTGGCAGGGTGTTTCGTATCTGTGCCTGATGTATTTGTAAGCGTGAAGGATTTGAATGGCGGGGTCTTTGCTAGTTTCCTTGAGCCTTTGTCCTATGCCGAAGGCTGATGAGCCCTGTCTATTCTTGGCAAGGTGGTCATACCTAGCTTCCTTTGTGAAGATATAGTCAATGCACTTCCATTGCATACCACGCCACCCATATCCAGCCCACGCATATTCTTTAGCGAGAGCTTTGTTTGCTCGCTTTTCTTCCATCGTTGCCTGAGTTCTTTGCTTTATCTCGGGTTTGTCTTTTAGTATTGGGGGAAGCAGGGGCGGAGCTGACACTACAAGCAGAGCACCAGCCACCGCACTCACAACTACTGTTCGTCTTTTCATTAGGCAACCTTAGCAACCTTTTGTCTGACTCGTCTAACCATATCCGTCTCTCCTTTGATTAGGCTTCTAACTGGTCGCTTCAATAACTGTCTGCGCTCTAGGGTCATAAGCCCACCCCATATAGAACCACCTTGCACATTCTCATCTTCGAGTCCTTGCTTAAGACATAACTCTCTAACTGGACAGTCGTTGCAGATTTCAATAGCTTCGATAGTTCTTAATACTTGCAGGTCAGTCTCGTCCTTGAACTTAGAGAATTCATACCACCACAGGTCAGGGTCAGGGTGGTTAGCGCATAGTGCGTCCTTGTGCCAGTCAGGTGGCAACTTGATTCCGTGCTCCACTATTGCACCACTCTTAGATTATTTCGTAGCTCTACGACTGACTGCGCCTTACCGAAATCAAGGTCATCTATTACTAGCACAGAGTATTCTTGGTTTTCATACAGCCATTCATCTTGTTCTTCTGTCTTAAGACTATCCCAATTCTTAGGAAGCTCGGCCTTTGTTGTCACATCTATAATGCGAACACCTCTTTGTTCGTAGGAAATCCTAAATGTTTTCACTAGCCAACTCCTTCTCTGCGATATCTGCTAAGTAAGTATCTATTGCTAGCTCTGCCTGTTCTTCCTGTTCAAGGGCGAACTGTGCGTCGATTAGTAGGTCATCTATGTAATCTGAGAAAGTGGAAAGTTGATTCTCTCCGTCCCAGATTTCTACGGCCTTATCCCATACTCCAGCTCTCGTCTCTCTATAGTGCGAGCCAACAATAAACGCCATTACTTCTTGCTCTCCGTCATAGTTGCGTTGTAGTAATTCGATTAGGTTATTCACTTTCATTTTCTTCTCCTGTCTTTAGTTCGATTTGTTCTAGTGCTTGGCCTATTGCTCCTCGCCAATGAGATGCTACGCCCTCGGCGATTGGCTTGTCAATATCTAGCTCTTGTGCTCCGTCGTAAATCTTTACCTTGCTCTTCGTCTTAGTCCATTCAACAATTACTAAGAACGCTGATTGTTTGTCTGTCATTTGATTAACTCCTGTCGTCTTGGTAGGTCGTATCGGTACATACTTACACCTGTGCCCTTTGTGGTGAGCTCGTCAAGGTGTGCGTCTAGTATCTTATATACTTGTTCGTTTGTCAATGAGCTATCAACATCTAAAACAACTCTGAACTTTAGGCGTCGTAGTGTCTTATCCATTTTTCTTTCCTGTCTTAAGTCGTATCTTTTTCTTTAGGTCTGTGATTACTATCGCCACCCACCAACTCCACACCGCTACGGCGAAGAGGATGAGGACATAAAGAATCATTTGCAGTAAGGCCATAGGCCACTCGATATATACGCCCGTTAGTATTTGCTTTAGTGTTTCCATTTGTTACTCCTGTCTATGCTAGTAGGTCTGCGTGTTTTTCTTGACACGTCTTGCAATAATAAAGATTAAATTCTCCGTCACTTTCCCAACCTGCTCCGCACTCGGGGCAGTCTCCTAATCCCTCAAGCATTTATTTCTCCTGTCTTAAGTAGTAACTATGAACGCACTCGCTAAGAGGCACGAGGCAGTCGCCACACATAACCTCTCCGTAACTAATTTTCCCGCCTGTGATTCCGTTGTCGAACTTTTGATTGTCTAGTGTTACGGTGTAATAGTTGTAGTTTTTCATTCTTCATTCTCCTGTCTTAAGTCATTAACTCTGTCTGCTTTGCGATTATCCTCGCAGATTACACCGTGAGGAATCAGCGTTCTTGATATCGCTCCGCCACATACACCACACTTAGGCATTTGCCACCTGCTTCGTGCTAGGTAGTGACACCCAATGAGAACCGAGAGCGTAGTAGTTCCAGCCCCAACCACTATAAGGGTCGTACTCGAATAAGTAAATGAACTCTGCGTCCTGACTTAAGGCGTATTCTATCCAGTCCTGAACTGTGTCGAATAATCTCGCCTCGGTGTCAGTTGCTCCGAGCTCTGCGTAGCTTTTAATCTCCTCGACATTCTCCATTAGACTAGAGAAATCCCCTAAGTCCATAAGAGCCTCAACCTTTGCGAGGTCTGTGTAATGCTCCGCTAGTGTTGCGCCTACGCCTGAGGGATACCCGTCCCAATGGCAATAAATCGCCTTAATTTTTCCGTCTGCTCCTTGTATTCCAATGTTGCTTCGTGTTGCCATTTTATTTTTCTCCTGTCTTAAGTGATAACTATTTGTTGTTGAGTGCTGTTGCGATTGCCTGCATTACTTCGATTGGTAGGTTTCCTAGTTTTGTTTCGCTCCACACGTTAGGATTTAACTCCTTCATTGCTTGCCAAAACTCGTCTTTGATTGGCTTCTCAATCTGTTCGCGCTCGCGTTGTGCCTTGCGCTTTAGGTGCTCGGCGTATCGAATCCCTGCGTCGTTGTACCTGTTGCGCTTTGCTCGGTTTGTGTTTGTGATTAGTGCGACGCCTTCGCGCCACTCTGCTCGGATTTGTTTTAACATAACGTAATCAGTATTACCGCGCCCGTCGGTCATAACCACGCGCCCTTTGTAATCGCGTCTCACGTTGCCGTTCTCGTCTGTGACTGGCGTCCAGCGATTGCGCTTTAATTGTTGAGCTACTTTAGGATAAGACTCCCCCCACGCTGAGCGGAGCCAGTCCTCACGGGAATAAACTAGATAGTTTTTACCTGCTTGAATCTCTGCTAATTTCATTTTAATTTCTCCTGTCTTAAGTCGTAAGGTTTAGTTGTTCTCTTTGATTCGTTCGATTGCTTGGCGGGCGATTATGTCGAATGGATAAGTGCCCCAACCCTGCAACATTTGAGCCACATAAAGCCCCGCCACGTCGCTGATTTCTTCAGTTACTAGGTCTTTAATCTGCTCGGTTAGTGTCTCCCACTCGTCGCGCAACTGGTCACCTAGAACCGCTACGGGTGTCTCTGATTGCATTGCTTCCCTTGCGCTGTCCATTAGTCGCTCGGTTAGCTCTGACTCGTTATCGGTTACCAATAACCACTCCTCGGCGAAATGGTGGGCGATTGTGTCGCGTGTTGTTTCTGTTGTGCTCACTTGCTTTTCTCCTGTCTTCGCTAGACCCTGCGCCTAGCTAGTGCCCTAATAGAGTCTCGAACTCTGCGCCCTCTGTCAAGGGTTTAGGGCTGTGAGTTGCCTCACATTTATGCCTTAAGACTTCTTTTTTCTAACTCCTATGAGTTGCATTGTTGCGTCCTTGTCTATTGCTTGAATCTCTTTCAAGAAATCTAACGCCTCGCGTGACGAGTTGAAAGTATCCACCATAAGAACCTTGTTCTTTTTGCCGTTCCAGATTGCGATTTCCATTTCCATTGTTTGCTTTCTCCTGTCTTAAGTCTGAATTGCTTGAGCTCATCAGTAGGGGCACTACCCCTAGACCCCTTGCGGGGTTTCGCTCTACGCTGTAGCTATAAAGTGGGTCTCACAATTTGAGCAGATTGGGGCGCATAGTTCTAGAGTCTTAAGACTTAAGCGGATTTTCTCACCGCAACGACATTGCGCCACTTTTAGATTCTTATTGCGTCCTTTAGTCTTTCCTGCGCTCTCGCTGTCTGCCATTAGTGCTAGAGCATTCTCGATTAGAGTTAGAGCGTCAGCCCAGCGGGCTGCGCACTCGTCGGATACCTCGGTAACGCTCCACCCAATCCCCTGCGCATTGGTAATCGTTAGGCCTAGAGCCTCGGCGGTGGCCTTAAATTTCTTATTGTGGTATCCGTCCCCTGTCACGCCTTGAATGCCTGCCTGTAGGTCTAGAGAGTGGGCTACCTCGTGAAGAAGAGTTCCCAATACCGCCCGAGCTCCTCGCTCGAAATAGTTAGCGGAAATCATAATCTCGTGGAAAGATTCTTCGCCCGCTTTCCATAATTTTGCGTGAGTAAAGTGTCCCATTGTGCGCCCTGTCTTACGGGTCACTAGGATAGTGGCGCGGGGGGCTCCTGTCTTTTCTCTAATAATCTCGTGAGCTCCCTCTAGGGCTGAAACAATCCCCGAGAGGTTCTCGGTTTTGGTAAGTGTTGCGGTCATTGCTTGAGTCTCCTGTCTCGAGGTATTTCCTCGAATGGCTAAACCTTACGCCCTAAGGCGTGAGCCTGTCAAGTATTTAGCCCCTTGAATTTTAGTGAATTGCGTCACACAATTACCCGAACAGATGTTCGATAGAAAACTCTCAACTCTAGGTTTAGGGTTTAATAAGTTGTTGAAAGTTCAACTAATCTAATCCTTGAATCTGATTTTTAGGGGGCTCTCTATTTCTGATTTATAGCCCGCGATAAGGAGCGGGGGGATAGTAAGCCCCCCCTGCATTCCCCCCAATGTTTATTTATATAACCCAATAGGTCAGATTATTATCAGATATCCCTAGAGAATAGCTCCCTAATGGAGCGAATAGGTAGGAGATAGATACCGCCTACCCCTAGGGGGTGGCTTGTGTCTTAAGTAGTCAGCTCATATCGTATGAGCCTAGGCTTATTAAACTGCTAGGCAGGAGGCGCGATAGTCTCACCCTAAAATTTTCTGTTATATTCGCGCCTCTAATATAGGACAAAATAGGACATATATACCGCCCAAAGGGCGAATAAAAAATATTTCCTGAAAACCTGTTCGGTTTTCCGATTTGAACAGGTTATCTTATATGTATAGATATTTATATATCTATACGGAGCGTCGCTCCGCCTCTTGCGGGCTACGCGACTATATATAATATATATAATTATATATAATATATATCAGGGTGGGTGTATTCTGACCGTTTAACGGTAGCCGTTTATATTAAGTTTTTATCGGGGGATTAAATGGGACGTAGACCTGGGAAAGTCGATATCCCAAAGGGCGAGGCTATGGAGCGGGTGCTCCACCAACTGAGCCAAGGTAGCACTATCAAGGCCGCTATGGAGTCGGTAAACCGCAATGAGGTTACCTTCCGACAATGGACTATGGCTGACGCCGACTTTAAGGCTAGAGCTGACAAAGCTCGCCTAGAGGGCAAAGGGGTCAAAGCTGACCTAGCTAACCTGAAGGATATCTCCTTTGAGGAGTTCTCAGCTGAGTTCCTAGACACCAAACTTTTTCCTCATCAGCTCGACTGGATTGACCTGATTGAGGGTCGTGAGCCAAGATGGCTACATCCCTCTATGACCTACGAACCAGGGGCGCATAACCGAGTACTGATTAACGTACCCCCTGAACACGCCAAGTCAACGGTACTGACCATCAACTACGTCACCTACCGAATCGCTACCAACCCAAACATTAGAATTATCCTAGTCTCCAAGACTCAGGGTATGGCTCGTAAATTCCTTTCAGCCATCAAGACCAGATTAAGCCATCCGTCCTGGATTAAGCTCCAGACCGCTTTCGGTCCTAATGGTGGATATAAAGCGGACTCGCCTACGTGGTCCGCTGATATGATTTATCTAGGCTCAGGTCGAGATTCTGGTGAGAAAGACCCTACGGTTCAAGCCTTGGGTTTTGGTTCCCAGATTTACGGTGCTCGTGCCGACCTGATTATTCTAGACGATGTCGTGATGAACTCCAATGCCCACGAGTGGGAGAAGCAAATTGAATGGCTTCAGAAAGAAGTAATCACGCGTTTAGGACGGCACGGGAAACTACTTATCGTAGGGACCCGTGTTGCTCCTGTCGACTTATACAAACAGATACGGGACGGCTCTAACTGGACTGGTGGTAAATCGCCTTTCACTTATTGTGCAATGCCAGCGGTCCTCGAGTTTGATGAGAAGCCAGCCAACTGGAAAACACTATGGCCGCAAACTGACCGCCCTGAGGGCGAGAATGATGAACCTGATGAGCAAGGACTATATCCAAAATGGGACGGAGGCGCTCTCTTCACTAGAAGAAGCGAAGTCGCCCCTTCTGTATGGGCTATGGTCTATCAGCAAGAAGACGTCGTCGAAGACGCTATCTTTGCGCCAGCAGCAGTTGCAGGATGTGTCAACGGTATGCGAAAGCGCGGACCGCTTAAACCAGGTACTGCAGGTCATCCAAAACAAATCGAGGGCTATACCATTATAGGTCTTGACCCTGCTATGACGGGTAATACCGCAGCAGTGGTCGCAACATACAACAAGGTTGATTCGATGATTTATATCCTTGATTGTGTGAATATGACAGACCCAACACCAATGAAGATTCGTAACCTGATTGAAGATTGGGTACAAAAGTACAGACCACAAGAACTAAGAATCGAAATCAATGCGCACCAAAAAGCATATGCACTCGACGACGACCTACGTAACTGGTTGTCAATGTACGGCTGCCAACTCAACTCTCACTTTACTGGTAAAAATAAGTGGGACACTAACTTTGGTGTGGCTTCTATGGCAGGTCTTTTTGGCAGTCTTAGAGATGGAAGATTCCAGGATAACAATTTAATAGAACTACCAAGCAACGAAGGTAGCGAAGGTCTTAAGGCATTAGTTCAACAACTAATTACCTGGAAGCCTGACACTAGAAACGCTACCGACTGTGTGATGGCTTTATGGTTCGCTGTCATTCGTATCAGAGAAATGATGCAAAGCGGTTCTCAACAACAGCGTTGGGTACAAAACCGTTGGGCAACCAAGGCACAGACATATCGCAGAACAACAATTAATCTAGATGAAGCCTTTGCTGAGCAATGGCAAGATATATACGGATAGGAAGTAAATGGCACTTTCAATAGACCAAGTAGCTGCGCGAGTTGAATCGCTGCGCTATCGTGCAACTGAGCGCGATGCCCGCAACCTTGACGTACTTGCTGTTCGTAAAGGACAAATCTCCAGCGTATATCCTGAATTCTTTCCAGAGGGCGTAGACCAGAATGTCGTTGCAAACTTTGTTGATATTGTGGCTCGAGACCTCTCAGAGGTTATGGCGCCACTACCAGCTGTCAACTGCAACGCAGCGAATTCGGTTTCTGATAGGGCTCGTAAGTTTGCTGATACACGTACTCGCATTGCCTCTAACTATTTTGCTCATTCAGATTTGGGCGTACAAATGTACCAAGGAGCGGACTGGTACTTAACTTATGGATTCCTCCCATTCATTATTGAACTGGACGAGGAAGCAAAACTGCCACGTATTCGCCTAGAAAACCCAATAGGTGCTTACCCTGAGTTTGACCGCTACGGACGATGCGTTGCTTTTGCAAAACGATATATGATGACATTGGGCGAACTCGTTTCCTTGTTCCCTGAATTTGAGTATGAGCTTCTCGGCAAGCTTCGCTACGAGCAAGACTTGACTCAACAGGTTGAAATGATTCGCTATTATGACAAAGACCAGTCAATAGTTTACTTGCCACACAAAGAGAACCTTGTACTTTCAAAGGCTGCAAATCCTCTAGGCAAGATGATGATTGTTGTTGCACGTAAACCATCTGTTGATGGTGAGATGCGTGGTCAATTCGATGACATCATTGGTATTCAGTTGCTACGCAACCGCTTCGCGTTGCTCGCTATGGAAGCTGCAGAAAAATCTGTACAGTCTCCAATCGTTCTACCTACAGATGTACAAGAACTTATGCTCGGTGGAGATGCTGTTATCCGCACAAACAACCCAGGTGGAGTACGTCGCGTAGAACTTCCAATTCCAGCGGGCGCATTTACCGAGCAGACATTGCTCAATCAAGAAATGCGTGTTGGCGCTCGTTATCCTGAGGGACGTACAGGAAACATTGACGCATCAATCGTCACAGGTCAAGGTGTTCAGGCGCTTATGGGTGCCTTCGATACACAGGTCAAGTCCGCTCAAGCAATCTTTGCGAGCGCACTACGTGATGTAATTCAGATTTGCTTTATGGTTGACGAACAACTTTTCCCTAAAGAAAAGACTATTCGTGGCGTTGACGCAGGTAGCCCATATGAAATTACCTATAATCCTCGTAAGGATATCAAGGGTGACTACTCTGCAGATGTTCGTTATGGAATGCTCGCTGGTCTAAATCCAGCACAAGGTCTTATCTTTATGTTACAGGCACTTGGCGGTGGACTCATTTCCAAAGACTTGGCAATGCGCGAGCTTCCCTTCACCGTCAACGTCACACAAGAATTAGAAAAAATTGAAGTTGAGAATATGCGTACTGCATTACTTGGTTCGCTAACTCAATATACACAAGCTATTCCAGCAATGGCTACACAGGGTGGCAATGCTGCTGAAGTAGTACAAAAGATTGCTGCAGTTATCAAGGCTCGCCAAAAGGGACAGGCACTTGAGGATGCGATTGAAGAAGTATTCGCTCCTGCAGAACAGGTTCCTCCTGCTGGCGCCGAAATGGTTGAGCAACCGTCCCCTGCTCCCGAAGCGTTAGCAGGAGGCGCTATGTCACCTGGTGAACAACAAGGTGGGGCGCCAGACATTATGAGCTTGCTTTCGGGTTTAACTGGAAGCGGAGAACCAACAGCCAGCGTAAGAACCGTTCGACGAAGATAATCTAGGAGGGGACATTGACAACGATTATTGGAATCGAATATGAAGACCGTGCAGTTATCGTTGCCGATTCTCGGGTAACAGATGACTCAGGTCGTATCTATGCTCACAAAGTAATGAAGAAAATTTCTAAGCGAGGTTCGATACTAATCGCAGGAGCAGGAGAAGTAGCTCCTTGTGATATCGCTCAGAACATTTGGGTACCACCAGCATTTACAGCGAAAGACAAGAAAGATGTCTATCGCTTTATGATTACCAAAGTAATGCCATCACTTCGCAAATGTTTGGTTGAAAATGGTTACAACTTTGATGAAGATAAGAAAGACGGAATGCGATTCCAGTTTCTTATTTCAGTCGGTGGACAAATGTTTGATGTAGCTGAAGACTTATCAGTTATGAAAAGTGATGACAATATGTACGCCATAGGTAGTGGTGGAGCATTCGCATTGGGCGCACTTTATGCAGGAGCAACTCCACATCAAGCTATGGATATTGCTTGTAGAGTTAGTGCTTATTCAGCACCTCCGTTTTACGAAGAAGTGCAATACAAGTGAGTAAGTTCAACGATGCAATCGAAAAGGCAATGAGAATTCTTGCCGAAGAATTAGAAGATTCAGAGAGCCAAATCTGTACAGGTTGGGTTCTTGTTAGTGAGTGGTCAGATTATGAGGGCACTCGATATTTAATGACAGACGTCAGCGATAATATGAATCCTTGGCTTGCCAAAGGAATGCTACTTAGCGCTGAAGAATATTCATACACACCAGAGGAGAAATAATGGCTAGAGGTGGAATGCGACCAACAGCACCACAGAACAATCCTGCCAACGTATCAGCCACTGGTGGCAATGGTCAATCAGGACGTCAAGCTGCCAAGTACTATTCAGGTGGTACTTATGGACAAGGACAAGAAATGATGGCACAGCAACAAGGTGCACCGATGGCTAAAGCACCATCACCAACTGCACCAGCACCAAGAATGAGCAACCTTCCGCCAGTGACCCCGCTAACGGCTCCTACGATGAATCCTAATGAGCCAGTTACAACGGGTATACCTGTGGGACCAGGAGCAGGACCAGAAGCACTTACGCTTCCAAAAAACGAAGATACCGACATTGACCGTCAAAGGTTGTTAAGTTATCTTCCAGCGCTAGAAAACGCAGCGCTTAGTCCCAACTCCTCACAGGCATTCCGTAATTACGTGAGAGTGTTGAGGACTAGCCTACTGTGAGCGAAAGAGAAGCAGCCCAAAAAGCATACGCCGAACGTCAGAAGTCTCTTAACCCTTCTGCATTTGACACCCTTGGCGCATTCAACAAGTACTACCAGAAGCCTGGTAAGGAAACATCATTTGCTGTTCCACTAGATTTTGCTGCTGCTATTCCTGTACAGGATAGAGCAAAGCTAATCGAGTCATTTAATCCTACGACTCGTACATTCAAAGAAGAATATTTTAATACATTTGTTCGACCAAAACTACCTGCTAATCAGCAAGAGAACAGCCTATGGGCTAAGACAGCAGCAACTTTAGAGAAAGGCTATAACTTAGCCGCTCAAGCGGTTGTCTTTGGTCTTGGTATAGCGGAAGAAAACAATCCGTTATGGAAAGGCCAGTTCAACGTAGAGCGTATCCGCGAGTCTTGGGATGCTGCTAGAAATATCTCTCCTGGTCAGATGATGCTCAATACGTTAGCTCAGAACTCTATCTCGCTATTTGACCAAGTAACAGGAACATTGGGCGATTCTTTTATCAGAGAGAACCTACTCTTTGGTGCAAACAACTTTGATATCTACAACTCAGCTGAGCGCAAGAAAGCTTTCGAAGAGCAAACTCTAGGACGTGTAGGTTCCTGGACTGGTGACGTAATATCACGATTTGTTATAGACCCAGCAATCGTAGTAGGTAAAGCCTATAAGGTTTACAAAGCTGGCAAGTACGCATTTAAGAGTGCAGATGAATTTACTAAGATTACGACTGCTGCACCTGCAGACTTAACAAAGCGTCAGCAAAGACTTCGTGCAACGTTCAATGATTTTCTTGAGCGCACTGATGGTCTTGATGAGCAGAATCTTTTCCGTGTTAAAGCTATCCGTGAATCCTCTAACCCAGGAATTATGGCTAACCTATTGGCTACAGCCAACAAGATTGAGGATAAAACAGCTCGTCACGCAGCTAAGACAAACCTCATTCATATGGCAATGGGCGACGAAGATGCCTTCGTAAACCTAGTCAATCAGAGTGACCTTCTTGCAGCGCAGGTAGCAAGCCTTCGTAGCGAAGTGCCTCAGATGAAGTTCTTAACAGGTAGAACTTCTGAAGATGGTCAGATGGCTTTCAACTATATGAACGATGGCGCTGAGTATCAGAAGCACCTAGAACTTATCAAAGAGTACGAAGAAGACATTGATAAGATTCACAAACAACTTTCCGTTATCGGCACAATGGACCCTAAGAAGGTTCCGTTCGTAGATGTTGGTAGCGATATCCGTCGTCAGTTTGTAAACAGCCAAAACTTTATTGACTTCCGTTCCAACTCAGGAACTATGGTCAGATTCCACACGGGCTTTTTCTACAAGCGTCCTCGTGGTTGGATTGACTACACAGACAACCAGAGCGTACAAACTGTAGACAATCAGCTTAGCCGCGTAGTTGGTCTTGGAGACCGCCAACGCAAGATTTACCAAGCTGAGATTGACTTACTTAAGACAAAGATTGCAGCTACAACCGACAAGGATGAAATAGCTACACTTAATAAGAAGCTTAAGAAGACTCAAGGCTTTATGGATAGAGCTTCTTCATTCTCAGTAGAACGCCGCAACGAGTTATTTAGAAAATACACAGAGGCCGTAGACGCTGACCAAAGAGCTTTTGCTCACGCTGAAATCGAAAGAGAACTGTTTACAACAGTAGCTCGTCAGTTTGGATACAGCGATAATGAGGTAGCTAAGGCTTACAGCCTATTTGCTAACCGTCGTCAGCAGTCAACTAACCTGATTAAAGAGCGTCTATATACTGGAGCCATTGACCCTAAGACTGGTTTGCCAGTAGGCGTAAAGGCCGTTGTTGATGAAGATGGCTTATCGCACGTCTTTGCAGCTCCTATCAATGAAACTCAGTTGGCTAAGCAGATGCCTACACTTGACATTGACACAATGTACAAAGTGCTTAAGAGAGCAAATGCTGCAGAACGCTTGAAAGATGCAACAACTGGCGCCCCTGTAATCTACAATGCCTACAGCAAAGCTATGCAAGCCAAGATGGGTGCAGGAGATTTAGCTGATGCGCTTGACCAACTACTTAAGTTCCAGGTTTTAGCCCGTCTAGGTTACCCAGTACGTAACTTGACAGAGGGCAACCTACGTGTATTCAGCGTTCTTGGTGCTTGGACAATGCTTGAGACTCTAGCTAAGGGCTCAATGAACAAGATGGCTAACCTGGTTAATGGTATCGGTGGCAAGAATGCCGCAGCAGATGCCCTTGACTTTGCACAGAAAGCTTCATTACAGGCTGAACGTAACAAATTGTTAGCAGCTCGTGAGTTAGTTGATGATACAACTCAGCTTGATGCACAGATTTTTGAGATTGACAGTGTGCTTGAAGGTAAAGCTTCTCTCAAGCAGGAGTTTGGTGTAGGTGAGATTGAACTATTCGGTCTTAAGTTGCAAGATGCTAAGGGTCTTACCCCAGCACAAGCTGCTTACTACAACGATAAGTTCATTTCCTCAGCAGGTCAGGTAGTAGATACCAGCCTAAGTCAGGTCAAAGATTCAATCACTAACTCTATCCAGCTAACTGGTGACTTTGTTCGTGTCAATGGTACAGACCCCAACTGGGCTGAGGCTTATCTTCGTGTGGTTAACCGCCAAGTTCGTGGTTCAAAGATTGGTGTTAAGTTCCTCGAAGGCAAGAGCATTGATGAAGTTGAGATGTGGCTACAGACCTCAGATGAAGGTCGTCGTATCCTACGTCCATTCACTCGTATCGGTAAGACTGCTCGTGAACTAGCCGAAGAAAACGCTGAGAACGTCCGTCATTTATTTAGAGGTGACTCTGAATTTATGGCTACAGCGCTAAAGCGCAACCTTACTGCAGATGACATCACAAGATTCTTGGGCGATGTAGCTGATTCATATCCTTCAGTCAACGGTGCTCAGGTATCTGAGGTACTAGGTGGCAATATCGTTACCCGCCTATCTTCTGAAGTAGCTAATAAGTTCTATAAGTGGGCTGGTGAAGTACCTGAGTCCCGTCTTGTTCGCTCTCCTTTGTATGTCAACCTATACCGTCGCCGTTTAGGCGCTTTGGTTGAACAGGCTATCGAGACAACAAAGGGCGATACCATTGACCCACGTTATCTACGCAGCCTTGAGAATAAAGCTCGCCAATGGGCTAGAGCAGAACTACGTAGAACTGTATATGACGTAGCAGAAAAGACAGATGCTGCGTATACCTTGAAGTATGTATTCCCGTTCTTCGGAGCATTCTCTGACGTTATGGAGAAATGGTTACGTATTGGTCTGGATAACCCAGCGGCACTACGTGCTCTACAGATGACATACGAATCACCTGACCGTATGGGTATGGTTGAAGAACGTGATGGTATTAAGTACATCAACGTACCTGCAGAGTGGATGAAGCGTATGGGTATCAGCGACAGACCACTTCAGATTCCTAAACCATCACTAAACCTTATCTTTCAGGGTGGTGCTTGGTGGAACCCAGGTGCAGGATGGTTCGCACAGTACGCTCTTTCAAGCTTAGTATCTAAGTATCCTAACCTTGAGAAGACTAAGCTTATTGAAGAAGTTCTACCTTATGGTGCACAGGATAGAAGTGTTAAGGATTTGCTAGTTCAATCAGCAGCAGCTCGTAAAGCTTTTGCTTATATGAACGAGGATGACCCTATGCGTCAGCGTATGACAGTCCTTATTATGGCTGAAGAGAACGCTAAGTATGACCAAGGTCTACGCGATACTCGTCCAACCAAAAAGGAAGTCAACGATAAAGCTCTACGCGTTCTAGCGCTAGAAGTTGCAAGTCGCCTTTTGCTACCTTTTGCTACCAACACCCGTAGCCCTTATCAGTTCTACATTGACAAGTATCAGGAACTACGTCAGACAGACCCTGATAATGCAGCTGAAATCTTCTACAACAGATACGGTGCAGATTATTTCTACTTTACTACTAGCCTTTCAAAGAACAATACTGGTATTGCTGCAACCCTAAGCGCCTATGAGCGCTCGCAACAACTATCTGATTTGATTGCAGAAAGCCCAGAGTACGGCTGGTTCCTAGTAGGAGATGCCAATGCTGGAGAGTTCTCACCTACAGTTTATGGTAATCAGTTCGAAGACCCAGTAGCTCCTGGTTCAACTATCAAATACAGAGGGCGCAAAGACCCTTATGAGGCATTTGAGGAAACCCAAGCAAATCTAGGATGGCGTGAATACCGTAAGGGTATGGCAATCCTTGAGGCTCAGCGTATTGATAGAGGGCTTAAGAGCCTAACATCAAAGGGTGCTGAAGACCTAGCTTTAGCTAAGGCTGAGTTCATTAATAACCTCATACAGGAATACCCAGGATGGGGTAAGGCTTACGGCGAAATTGATATTCAATCAGTCAATAAGTTCCTCAATCAAGCAAGCAAGTGGGTGTCAGACCCTCGTCTATCTGGTCGTCAAGATATGCAAACCTTTAGAGATTATCTAGAAGGACGCAGATATCTTAGAGAACAGCTAGCTACCAGAACATCTAAGTCTATTAATGCTGAATCTAATGCTGACTTAAGAGCTTTATGGGATGAATTCACTGGCGCATTACTAGATGAAGATATTACTTTTGAAAGAATCTATTACCGAATTCTTGAAAAAGATGACCTTACGAAAGGCTTCTAATGGCACGATATAGAGAAAGCAACGCCTTAAGCATACTAAAGGGTGGCACCGCCTCTGGCGCTACTGGAGCTAAAGGTGAAGTTTATTTTGGTGAAGAGACTCGTACCATAAATATGCCTAAAAGAGGTACTAAAAAAATTACAGTTAGCAAGACCAAGAGCTTAGCTGATGCTATTGCTATGGCTTACACCTGGACAGATGCTGAGCGTAAAGCATTCGTAGCTAAAGCACGGGCTTTAGGTTATGACGATACGACAGACCTAACATCTCCTAACCTATGGGCAATGGCTGTCAATGGGGCCTCTGAATGGTACAAGAATTCTAATGGTCAGGTAAAGATTACCCCTGAAGAATACCTTGAATGGTATGCAAAGAGTAAGGGCGTTGGCGAAGATAAAGGCCCAACTACAAATAAGACCATCACCCAATATGGAGCACCTCAAATTCGTGACTGGATTAATGAAGGCTTGAGTAGAAAGTTTGGAAGAACCTTTGAGTCCTTGACTCAAGAAGAACGTTCAACTCTATTCAATGCAGTTAAGGATTATTCAGAAAAGGCTGCCGTAACAATCTCTAAGGCTGGTAAGAAAGGTACAACAATTACTACTGTTAAACCTGGTGCCACAACTGCTGGAATTCAAGAAGTAGTTGAAGAAACTGCTATGAATATTCCAGGACTTGTTTCTGATAAAGAACGTCAAGACCGCATTAACTTCTCACAGTGGTTGACACAGAATGCGCCAGGTGCATAATGGCATTTCCTAATGCAGTAATTGATGGCGGTGGGTCTCTAGACGGAGATACAACTGGCCTAACTGGTCTACCAAATGTAACCGTAGTTGCAGGAGCTGGCGTTGAGACAGCTGCAGCCTACGGAATCAGCGAAGCATTACTGAGCCTTTTCCCTGAACTCCAGGCAGTATTTGATTTGTTCAAAGCTGGCAAGACTGGCGAAGCCCTAGAGAAGCTATACCAAACAAACTATTACAAGAACTATAGCCCTCTAATTAAGTCCCGTTTCAAACTTAAGGCAGAACAACCTGGCGTATATACCAGCGAACTTGGTAAGTTTATTGAAACTCAACGTCGTCGCCTTGTGCAAGCTGGCATCAGGTTAGACGATGCAACCCTAAAGGCTACTCTAACCACAGCATTTGAAAATGCTTTTGATGATAATCAAATTGATGCAGCCATTATGGCCACAGGCAAGGTATCTAAAATCGGTGGAGATATCCTTGGAAACATATCATCACTTAAGTCATATGCTCGCGCCTTTGGTGTAGCAGGTCTATACAATGACCAAGCTTGGGACCAAATTAGCCGCGACCTATTTGAAGAGAAGACAACTGAAGAAGACATTCAGAACACAATCAGAAATCTTGCAGCAAGCGCATATCCAGCATTTGCTCAGGGTATCTTAAATGGTCAGTCAATGGAAGTACAGGGCTCATACATTACCCAGACTTTGTCTAGCGTATTAGAGCGCCCTATCACTCTTGATAGCCCTGAGGCTAAAAGATTCCTTCAGTATATAAATCCTCAAAGTGGAAAGCCAGAACTTATTCCACAATGGATGGTTGAAAAAGAAGGTAAGAAGTTACCTGGTTGGGAATTTACCGACAACGCTATAGCAACTATTGATTCATTGAGTTTAAGGTCGCTTAGAGATTGGGGATTAGTTTAATGTTTAACTTCAATTTTAATCTAAATCAGATTGACGGCTTTGGAGATTCAGTTAGCCTTGCTAATTTAGAAAAAGAAATAGCTGCACTTGCTAGCGTAGCTACAGCTGCAGCAGTTAATTCTCCTGCAGTAGTCGATTCACCTAAAAATACAACTCCTAGTACAGCAGCTGTACAAACTGTAGTCAATCAGGTAATCCAAGCAGTAGCCCCAGTAGTTGCTCCAACTGTACCTAGTAAGGTAATCTCAAAACTTGAGCCAATCATTGCAGATAGTGTTGCTACCAACCCTAAAGTTATTGCCAGCCCAGCTGGTGTAACCATACCTGCTTCTGCTACAAATGCAATAGCTTCAACTATTTCAACCACTTTTAAGACTGATGCTCAGAAGGATGCAGAGCTAGCAGCTGCTATCAAGACAGTAGCAACGACTCCCGTTACTAGTAAGCCTGAGGTTGTAACTCAGCCAGGAACTACTGCTACAACAACTGCAAAGCCTGAGGCTGTTAACTTACCATTTGATACGACTAAACCTGCTACTTCACAGACGATGCCGTTTGATACAACCAAGCCTGCATCTACAGTTAATCTAACTACAACCACAGCAACTACAACCGCAGCTGCGAATGTACAAGCACCTCAAAACTTTACTGGTCGTGGTATATCTAACGACCCATTAAAGGTTAATGGAACCGCATTCACAGGTAATCGTAATGGAATCGAATACAAGAATGGTGTAGCTGTAAATGCTAGCCGAGCCGACATTCTTGAGGCAGATAGACTTGCCAACGAAGCTGCAGAGGTAGCTAAAAGAGCAGCAACAAATCCTCTTTACAACCCTGCTCAGCGCCCTGAAGGAAAGATTGATAATGGTTTCATTATTTATTACTCCTGGGTTGGTGGTTCAACAAGCGGTGAATGGAAAGCATATCGCGCTCCAGTAAATCCAACCAATATGGCCAAGTATGGTTCACGCGTTTTTGGTGGAGACACACAACAAGCGGGAGCCTCAGCGATAGGTGCAAACAGCTTAGAAGAACAGCCAATGCCAACCTATGATAAAGATGGAAATCTTAATGGTTACACATTAGGTGGAAAAACATTTAGCTCTACTGGATTTACAGGAACTACTACAAGTGGCGTAACATCAGGTGTTACTGGTGGAGTAACTAGCGGTGTGACTGGAGGCGTAACCTCTGGTGTTACTGGCGGTGTTACCTCAGGGGTTACCTCAGGAGTTACAGGTGGCGTAACCAGTGGAGTAACGGGTGGTGTTACTAGTGGTGTGACTGGTGGAGTTACATCTGGTGTAACTGGTGGCGTAACTTCAGGCGTTACATCTGGTACAACTACTAGACCAACAACTACAACTCCAACCACTACAGCAACTACAGCAACTCCTGTAGTTGACATTAATAGACAGTCAGCTATCAAATCACTTCAGGACCGCTTTGCTAAATATGGTCTATCAAGTCTTGCTAATAAGATTCTTGAACTTGCTCAAGATGGAGCAACTGAAGCAACAATTACTTTGCAGTTGCAAGAAACTCCTGAGTATCAAATGCGCTTCCGCGCCAACCAAGAACGTCTCAAGAAGGGGCTCACAGTTCTTACTCCTGCTGAGTATCTAAACCTTGAAGACGGATACCGTCAGATTCTTAGAGCTTATGGCTTAAGACAATTTGATACTGATGACTATGTACAACAGTTCATCTCTAATGATGTATCTCCTGCAGAGCTGTCTAACCGAGTAGTTACAGCTGTACAACGAGTTCAGAATGCTGACCCACAGATAGCAAGAACTCTACGTGACTTCTATGGTATCGGTCAAGAAGACTTAGTTGCTTATGTTCTTGACCCAGAGCAACAGTTCCAGAGAATCGAACGTCAAGTAGCTGCAGCTGAAATCGGAACAGCAGCACGACTACAGGGAATTGAAGCAGGAGTAGGAACCGCTGAAGCTCTAGCAGCTCAGGGAATTACTCAAGCTGAAGCTCGACGCGGTTACTCAACAATCGCAGACATTCTTCCAACAGCCGAGAAACTCAGCGAAATTTATGGCGGAGTAGAAAAAGGCTATGGACTAGCAGAGGCTGAGCAAGAGGTATTCAACTCGCTCGCTGAAGCACAACGCAGACGTCAAAGACTTGCAAGCCGTGAGGCTGCACAGTTTGGTGGCACATCTGGCGTATCTCGTGTAGGCCTAACACAACAACAACGAGGCCAATTCTAGAATCCTTGACAGGTCGACCAGCACTGTCAGGCGTATAAGACTGGTAGCAGAAGCCAACCCATTTCCCCGAATGGACATTGAGGTCTGCGAACTAACAACTAATAGAAGGGTGGAGGTTGCTATGAGCAACAATTACTGGGATGACGAAGACGATGACTTTGACGGCGCTGAGCCTGTCGATGGCAGTGACTTGATTAAGAAGTTACGCAAAGCCAAGCGAGCAGATGAAAAGCGTATCAAGGAACTCACTGAGCAGCTTGAGGGATTTACCAAAGCGCAGCGTGAGCAAGTCGTACAGAAAGTCCTAGAAAAAAAGGGTGTACCCGCTAAGGCTGCACGTCTTGTCCTTAAAGATTTGGACGAAGTTAACGAGGAGACAGTATCTAACTGGCTCGAAGATAACGGAGACATCTTTGGATACAAGCCTGCAGAGGAAGATTCCAAGAGAGATATCGCTGCATTGCGTCAGCAAGATGCTCTCATTCACAATGCAGTTACTCCCGACAGAGCAGAAGACTTTGAACTACGTCTGAATAATGCGCAATCAGCAGACGAGATTCTAAGCCTACTGCGTTCGCAAGACTAACTAACCGTTCATAGTCAAGGAGACTAAAACTAATGTCAAACCAATATACGTCAACCGCGAGCACCTCGCTCGGCGGTACCGTAGGTGGCGCAGGTCTCGTACAGAAGGCGTATGACCGTCTTCTCGAGTTCGCTCTCCGCTCAGAACCTCTAATCCGTTCTGTCGCAGATAAGCGCCCAGCAAAGCAATCATTCCCTGGAGCAACTGTAGTTCTCCAGAAGTATGTTGACCTAGACCAGGCAACATCAACACTAACAGAGACAACTGACCCAGATGCAGTTTCTCTAACAACACCAACATCTGTAACCATCACTCTTAACGAGTACGGTAATGCAGTTCTAGTAACCCGTGCACTTGAGTTGTTCTCACTTGCAGACGTAGACCCAGCTATTGCAAACATTATTGCTTACAACCTAGCTGACTCTATCGATGCAGTTGCAATGACAACTCTACGCTCAGGTTCAAACAACATCTTCGCAGGTAACGCAACATCCGTTGCTGACGTAGATGCTGCTGATACTGTTGATTCAGCTGACTTCCGTAAGGCAGTTGCTAAGCTACGTGGTAACAAGGCTAAGGCACGTCGCGGAAGCCTATACTGGACAGGTATTCACCCAGACGTTTCACACGACCTTCGTGCAGAAACTGGAAATATGGGCTGGAACTTCGTACACGCACAATCTAACCCAGCAGTTAATAACATCTGGGCAGGAGAAATCGGAGACTACGAAGGTTCATTCTTCGTTGAGTCACCACGTTTGTACAACGCTAAGACTGGTGCAGACCAGACAGCATTGGCAACAACAGCTGTTACAGTTGCAGGTACTTCAGCAGGCTTCACCTTCGGTGTAGCTTCTTCTTCAGTTATCGCTTCTCGTGCAGAAGCTGGTGACAAGATTGCTGGAACTGGTATCGCATCTGGTGCAAAGATTACCAAGATTGAAACCAATGGTTCAACAACCACAATTACTGTAGACACAGCTAACACAGCTGCTGTTACAGCTACAACAACTGTAACTGTAACTCCAGTAACACGTGTATACAACACAATCGTTTGCGGCGCTCAGGCAATGGCAGAAGCTGTAGCCGAAGAGCCACACGTAGTTATCGGTAACGTAACTGACAAGTTGATGCGCTTCCGCCCAATGGGCTGGTACGGCGTACTTGGCTTCGCAGTCTATCGTGACGAAGCGTTGTATCGCATTACTTCTGGTTCCTCAATCGCTGCTAAATAGTTGATTGACTATCGGGCTAGGGAAACCTAGCCTGGTGGTGAGTTCACTAGGAGGACTTATGACTGAATGGCTATTCAAACCCCCAACCGTTTTGGAGGGTCCTATAGGTGAACACCGTCTATTTTACTTTTACAAAATGGACAGAGGTATCACTATTGTGCAGAAACTATCAGGTGGTTATGCGCAGATTCGTTACCCAATGGACGGTGACTTAGATTCATATCCTGTTGTATATCGCGGAGGATACGAGTATACGGTAGATGACGCTACCCGCGAAGCGCTAATTAACGGAAACGTAGGAGTTACGACGGAGAACTTTACTGAACTATGAAACATTGGGAATATCACCCTGAGCCAGTGGACGGATGCTTTGGGTGTAAGGGACTATCCATCCAAATGAATACAGGTGATGCTAATAGTAAGAAAGTTATTACTAATAAGCAGCACACAAAAGAATTGAATGCTTACAAGGAAGCTAGAGAACAAGGCATTCAACCCTCTGGCACTTCTCTTCAGAAAGTTCAAGAGGCCATTAAAGCTAGTGAGACATTAGGCAAAGCGTATGACGCAGGCAAGATGCCACCAGCTAAAGCAATCAATAAACAAACAGCAGCGGTAATGAAAGAAATAGGAGCATAGCTATGTCAATGAAGGGCGAGAAGTACAAGTCAAAGAAAGCAATGATGCGCCACGAAAAGATGGAAGGCCCTAAAGAGCGCAAGATGGAATATGGCAAGAAGTCTATGAAGAAGGCTGGAGCCAAGAAAGCTATGAAGAAGATGGGCAAGAAGAAATAATGTCTGCCAACAAGAAAAAGAAACCTGAGGAGACAAAACCTAAAGCAGGTAAAACTCGCATTGGTTCAGTCTCTGATAGCAGGTCTCCATTCGTAGCTCAAGGTAATCAAGGCGAGACATTCGATAAGATTATGAAGCAGAAATATCCTTGGTGGAAATAATGAAAAAAGCAGCAGCCAAGAAAAAAGTAGCCAAGGTAATGCGCGAGTTTAAGGCTGGCAAATTACATTCAGGCAAAGACCCAAAGGGTCCAAAAAAGGCACCAGTAGTTAAGAATCGTAAGCAGGCAATCGCTATTGCTTTGTCTTCAGCTGGTATGTCAAAGAAGAAAAAGAAGTAATGTCTTCAGGAAAGCATAAGCCGCACCGCAAGTTCAATCCTATTCAAATTAAAGATGGCTATGTAGTGCGGCTTAGAAAAGATGGCAGAGTCAAGGCAGTACTAGGAAAGTATGGGGAATATGGAAAAGAGAGACCCAAGGCTTAAGAGAGCTGGCGTATCTGGTTTCAATAAACCAAAGCGCACACCTAACCACCCGACTAAGTCACACGTTGTTGTGGCTAAAGAGGGAAGCCAAGTAAAGACAATTCGCTTTGGTCAGCAAGGTGTGACTGGGGATAAGAAGCCTACAGCTAGACAAAAATCATTTAAGGCTCGTCACAAAAAGAATATTGCTAAAGGCAAGATGAGTGCAGCCTACTGGGCAGATAAGGTGAAATGGTGAAGAAGAAAGCATTCTGGGATAAGAAAAACCCAAAGAAGACTTCAAAGAAATTAACTCCTGCTCAGAAGACAGCAGCTAAGAAGCGAGCTAAAGCAGCAGGACGTCCTTATCCAAATCTTGTAGATAACGCAGCAGTAGCCAAGAAGAAAGGCAAGTAATGGCAACGGGCACAGCAGGTAGTTCTTTTACTAGCGAACTAAATCGCTTAGCAAATGGTGGGACATATCCAGCAATCGCAGATTACGTAGCACCTGTTGAAGCTGCCAACGTTTATGCTGGCACTACAGGACTAGCTTTGCTTGGTGCCTTAAACCTTAAAGCAGACCCTACTCGTCAGCCTGATGACTATAAAGCCCTTGGCGGAATCTGCAATGAATTAGCAGGAACAACAGACCTTTCACCGACTGACGCCTTAAGGAGTATTAACCTGTGACAACAACCCTTAATGAAATGATTGATGAGGTTTTAATTAACCTCTCAGGTTATACCTATCAGCAAGACCGTTCAACTTACCTAACCTCTGCTGTTACAACTCTTACCTCACCTAGTACAGCTCCTTTGATTCTAAGCCTAGGCTCAACCGACAACGTCGGTAAGGGAATCATTGAGATTGACGAAGAGTTAATGTGGGTAGACTCATTTGACCGTGTAGGTAACACAGCCACTATCGCTCCTTATGGTCGCGGATATTTAGGCACTACAGCTACTACACACTCAGTTGATACAAAGGTAACTATCTCACCTATCTTCCCTCGCTACGTGGTTAAGAAGGCTATCAACGACACAATCCAGGCAGTTGGAACCCAGCTCCTAGCTGTCAAGCAGACCTCATTTACTTACAACGCTGCTATCACAACCTATGAATTTCAAGACTTAAACATTGAAAATATCTTGACTATGTACTGGCAGGATATTGGCCCTAGCCAAGAGTGGATTCGTATCCGTCGTTGGGACTTTGACCCACTAGCCGATACCGCTACCTGGGGCTCCAACAGTCAGACCGTAACAATCGGTGACTATGTCGTGGCAGGTCGTACTGTAAAAGTGATGTACACGACACGCCCAGGAACATTATCTAGCGGAAGTGATGTATTTACCACAGTAACAGGGTATGGTCAGTCTGTAAAAGATGTCGTCATACTAGGTGCCGTATATAGATTGCTTGCTTACTTAGACCCAGCACGTGCTTCTCAGATTAGCCCACAAGCTGATGAGATTGATGCGAAGAGAGCATTTGGTTCTGCCAACTCTGCAGCACGTCAAATTTACGCATTGTACCAGCAGCGTCTCCGCGAAGAGATTTCTGCTCAACAAACCCAGTATCCTCCCCGAGTTCACTACAGCCGATAGGAACCTAAATGACAACACGCAAATACTCATCTCGCTCTCAGCAAACTACGCTGACTGGAGCAATTACATCTGGGGCCACATCTATGACTGTGGTGTCGGGAACAGCACTATTGGGTGGTGTAACTATCCCAGCAGGTCAAACCTTTACCCTTGTTATCGACGTTGATACAGCTCTTGAAGAAATCGTAGATGCTACGGCGGTATCTACTAATACATTTACAATCACTCGTGCGATAGATGGTTCAACAGCACAAGACCACTCAGCTGGTGCTGTCGTAAGACATATGGCTATCGGTAGAGATTACCGTGATGCCAACCTTCACGCAGAGGCTGACGCTTCTTACAACGATGGTGGTGGTAATGCTCATACAATGCACGGCATTGGTTCTGGAGAAGGTGTCGTAGTCGGCACACTCAAGACGCAGACTCTGACCAACAAGACTCTGACTAGCCCAATCATTTCTAATCCAACCTTTACTGGTACACCTTCAGCCGAAGCAAGCATTGTCTTTGAAGGTACAACTGCTGACGCATATGAGACAACCCTAACTGTAGTTGACCCAACACAGGACAACACAATCACTCTACCTAACACAACAGGTACAGTAGTCATTGCTACAGCAACCCAGACCCTGACAAATAAAACTTTGACAAGCCCTGTAATATCAGGTTCACCAGTGATTACTGGTTTGTCTTCAGCAGGTATGGTATCCAGCTCTGCTACCCCTAAGGATTATGTAGATAGCATTCTAGGCTCAGCTACAGCTGCAGCCACTTCAGCAGCATCGGCTGCTACAAGTGCTGCCTCTGCCGCTACAAGCGCCTCTAGCGCGGCTACAAGCGCTTCTAACGCCCTAACTAGCGCCAACAGTGCATCTACCTCAGCCACAGCAGCAGCTACCTCTGCAGTTTCTGCAGCGACTTCTGCGACTGCAGCAGCTACTTCAGCTACCAGCGCAGCAGCCAGTGCAACAGCAGCATCTACTTCTGCTTCTTCGGCTGCTACCTCAGCATCCTCCGCCCTAACATCTGCTAACTCAGCCAGCACATCTGCTGCCTCAGCATTGACTTCTGCTAATAGCGCAGCGACTTCGGCTTCTACTATGGCAGCCAGCGTTGCCGCTGCTGCTACCTCTGCAGCCAGTGCAGCAACTAGTGCTACCGCTGCAGCAACAAGTGCTGCTAGTGCAGCGACATCTGCATCATCTGCTTTGACCAGTGCTAACTCTGCTGCCACTTCTGCAGCAAGTGCTGCTGCTGCTGTTGCAGCTTCCTTTGATGCAAAGGGAGATTTGCTAGTAGGTACAGGACTAGATGCTTTTAGTCCATTAACAGTATCTTCAACTAACGGATATCTACTAACAGTCAATAGCGCTACTGCAACGGGACTTGAATGGGCTGCTGCCCCTGTAAGCCTACCTAGCCAGACTGGTAATAATGGTAAGTTGTTAACTACAGATGGCACTACTGCTTCTTGGGCAGGAGCTGCCCCTGTAGCTCAGACAACTGAACCTACAACTCTTATTGATGGTTTAATATGGCTAGATACAGATGGTTCTACCGCTGATGCAGCATTTATACCTAATTCAATTGTAGATGCAAAAGCAGATTTAATAACTGCAACTGCAAATGATACTCCAGCAAAATTAGCAGTAGGAAGCAACGGACAGTTCCTACAGGCTGACTCCACAACTGCTACAGGATTGGTTTGGAGTAGTGCTGTAACTGATGCTACAACATCTACTGCAGCGCGTGGTGTTGGTTATATGGGTATCCCACAAAGCCCTGCTGCAACCACTGGTGCATACACCATAGTTGCTGCCGATGCTGGTGAACATATCTACTCAACTGCTACTCGTACAATTACAATCCCTGCCAATGCATCTGTTGCCTTTCCAGTAGGAACTGCAATTACATTCATTGCAGCAGCAGGAGCAACTGTAACTATTGCAATCACCTCAGACACTCTGATTCTTGCTGGACCTGGAACCACAGGCTCCCGTACACTTGCTGCTCACGGTATGGCAACCGCTGTTAAGGTTGCTTCTACTACTTGGTACATTTCAGGAAATGGATTGACTTGATGAGTGGAATATTAGGCGGATTAATTGCAGCATTTCCTACACCTATAACTGGCGCTTTTGAGTCTATTGCTACTGCTACTGGTACTGGGTCAAGCGGCACAATTACTTTTAGCTCAATTCCTAGCACATATCAGCATCTGCAAATTCGCGGCAGAGTTTTACTGTCATCAGCTGGTTCTATTACTTTTACTTGGAACGGTCTAACAAGCAATTATGCACAGCATTATTTAGCAGGTGACGGGGCAACTGCATCCGCTTCAGGCTCAACTGGTCGCAGCTCACTAGATATAAACATCTTAGCGGCTGGAGAAGCTACCAACCCGTATGTAACTATCCTAGATTTCCACGACTATGCAAGCACAACAAAAACTAAAGTAGTCAGACAATTTTTAGGTTACGATAAAAATGCGGCAGGTGGCGAGGTCGCACTTATGTCTGGTATGAATACAAGCACTAACGCCATTACTTCTATTACATTATCAAGTAATGCCAACTTTACAACCAATACTGTTTTTGCCCTGTACGGCATAAAAGGAGCGTAACGTGCCAGCGACATACGAACCGATAGCGACTACTACGCTTACTGGTACGGCAACTACTATAACTTTTTCGTCTATAAGTTCAAGCTATACGGATTTACGATTAGTAGCTTCAATGTTGTGTACGGCCAGCACTTCTCTAGCTGTAAGATTGAACAACGATAGTGGTACTAATTACAGTTCTACTTTTTTATGGGGTAACGGTAGTAGTGCATCTAGTTTTAGAAACACCAATAGCTCTTATTTAACTGGTAATTACGCGGTGGGCACAACGCCGTTATTATGGACTTACGATTTATTTTCTTATACAGGTTCAACAAATAAAACTATTTTGCAAGTTCACTCCAACGACAACAACGGAAGCGGTGAAGTAGCTCGCGTTGT